AAGCAAGAAGGACTAAAAGGTAAGATACTAAAGCTATTACAACAACAATTAATGGCTGCTGTAGATCCTTCTACAATAGATCCAAACAATCCACCACCAACACCAGAACAAGTATTAAAAGCTGAAAAATATAACCCTTCAGATATTATAGAATCTAAAGCTAATAAGATACTTAAAATATTAAAGAAAAGACTTAATACTAAATGGCATTTAAATCAAGGGTTTAAAGATGCTTTAATTGCAGGAGAAGAGATTTACTGGACTGGTATACTTAATGGTGAACCATCTATGCGTAAATGTAATCCTTTAAACATGACTATTATATTAGATGATTCTGATGTATTTATAGATGATGCTATTGCAGTTGTTGAAGAAAGGTTATTAACAATACCTAGTATTATAGATGAGTATGGTGATGAGCTATCTAAATCAGATCTAGATAAGCTTGATACTTATTCACAAGGAACATTTGGTTCTTTTAATACAGCAGGAGGATTTGACCCTAGCTTTACGGTAAACAATGGTAAAACTGTTATGAATGGTGTTACTCCTAATAGTTCTTATACAGGTAATAATTCAAATAACTATGCTTTAAAGGTATCTAGAGTTGAGTGGATATCTCAAAAACTAGTAGGTACATTAGATTACTTTGATGAAGAAACTGGAGAACCAGTTAGTAAATTGGTTGATGAAACATTTAAACCATTGTTTAATGATTTTAAATCTTTCTATCCTGATGCAGAAATTGAAAGGTTTTGGATTAACGAAGCATGGGAAGGTGTTAGAATATCTAACGATATCTATATTGGCATTAAAGCTAAGTCTAACCAAAGACGTAGAATGGATAATCCATACTATTGTCAGTTAGGTTACACAGGTTTTATATATGAAGCTACAAACTCTAGAAGCGTATCATTAGTAGATAGACTTAAATCATATCAATACTTATATGATATTATATCTTATAAACTACAATTAGTATTTGCTAGTGATATAGGAAAAATACTTGTAATGGACCTGGCTCAAATACCTAGATCAGAAGGTATTGATATTGAGAAATGGTTTTACTATATGAAAGAAATGAAAGTAGCTTTTATTAACTCTTTTGAAGAAGGTAAAAAAGGTTCTTCTCAAGGTAAGCTATCTGCCTTTAATCAGTTTAGTCAAGTTGATATGAGTTTAGCTGCTTCAGTTCAGCAGTATATAAATTACCTACAATTAATTGAACAACAAATATATTCAGTATCTGGGGTTAATCCTCAGCGTTTAGGATCTATTAAAACAGATGAAGCTGTAAGTAATGTACAACAAGCTACTAGTCAATCAGCAATGATAACTCAATACTTGTTTGATGCACATCAGGAAGTTAAGCGTAGATTGTATACTTCATTAATTGAAGTAGCTAAGATTGCATGGAAAGATGGTAAGGTTACTCAATTTGTAAATGATGATTTAGGTTTAGAGATTCTAAATCTAGAAGAGTTTGAGTTTGAGAATTCAGAATTTTGTGTATTTGTTAGTAATTTAAACAAAGATAAAGAGATTAAGATGAAACTTGATCAGTTGTCTCAAATTGCTATGGAACAATCAAAAGCTGATTTATCTACAATTATAGATACAATCCTTAATGATAGCCCTAAAGATATTATAGCTATCCTTAGAAAAGCTGAACAAGACTTTAATCAAAGAAATTCTGATCAGGCTAAGGCTCAGCAAGAACATGAAGGTAAGATGCAACAAGATCAACTTGCTCATGAACAAAATGTAAGAGCATATGAATCTGAAGAAAAACAAAAAGATAGAGATTTAGAACAGTATAAAATTGATAGTACAAATCAAAATAAGATTCAAGTTCAGCAGATAGCTAATTATTTCCAATCTACTGAAGTAGATGCTGATAGTGATGGTACACCTGATATGTTAGAAATTGGTGCTCAGGCATTGGAACAACAAGCATTAAATTCTAAACAATTTGTAGAACAACAAAAATTGGCTCATGATAGAACTAAGCATGATAAAGAAATATCTCATAAAGATAAAGAACTTAGATCAAAACAAGATGTTGAAAAAGCTAAGATAGAAGCTATTAGAGTACAAAACATATCTCAAGAAAAGATGCAAGACAAACAGATATTATTAGAGAAAGATAAAATGAAGTCTGCTGAAAGAAATGAACAGTTAAAAGCTAAAACAGCAATACAGGTAGCAAAAATGAAACCTAAGCCTAAACCAGCAGTTAAGAAAAAGCCATAACAAATAAGGTGTATCAAATAATATAATAAAAATAATTGTCAAATAAGTTGCAAATTAAAAATAAATACAGTATATTACAAATAACAATAAGGAGGAAATAAAACAATGGCTAAAGAAGCAAAAGAATTAGAGGTAGAAAATCCCTTTAAAGCATTTAACTTTTTAGATGAACCTGTTAAAGGAGAACCTAAAAAAGAGAAATCTGATAAAAAAGTTGAATCAACAGATGGTGATATTACACCAGAAGCTGAGGCAGCACTAGAAGCAGCAAAAACTGAAGTTGAGGAAATCGCTAAAAGAAAAACAAAATCAGAACCTTCAACTGAAGAAGATGAAGAGGACGAGGAAGATGATTTCAAAGCTGTAGAGAAGCCTAAGGTTGATGAATCAGAAGATAATGAATTTCAAGGTTTTGCTAGATTTTTAAACGAAGAAGGTATTGTTGATCTTGAAGAAGGTCAAGAAGTTAAATCTGAAAAGGATTTAAGTATTATAGTAAGCAAACGTATTCATAGAGGAATTGAAGAATACAAAAGCTCTAAACCAGAAGATGCTCAAAAGTTTTTAGAATTTATTGATAATGGTGGTAAACCATCTGACTTTCATAAATACTATTATAATGATTCTTCATTTGAAGAGTTTACAGTAGAGACCGAGGAAGATCAAAAACATGCGATTAGAGAGGGTCTAAAATTAGAGGGATACTCTGATGAAGATATAGAAGATGAGATCTTAGATGCTTCAGATTTAGGTAAACTAGAGAAGAAAGCACAGACTCACTTAAGGAAACTTCAGAAGTATGAAAAAGAACAAAAGAAAGCATTAATAGAAGCTCAGAAAGCATATGCTAAAGAACAAGAGTCTTTAAGACAAGATGAGTGGGTTAAATTTGAAAAAGGTCTTTATGATAAAGATGAAATAGCTGGCTTCAAATTTACTAAAAAGATGAAAGATGATACTTGGGAATATATGACTAAATCAGTAAATAAAAAAACTGGTGAAACTCAATACCAAATTGACTCTAAAGAAAATGAAGATGCTAGATATTTATATGCTTATTTATTAAAAAATAAATATGATGTTAGATCTTTAGAAAGACAAGTTGAAACCAAACAAGTAAGTAAACTCAAAGGTAAGTTATCAAATTACTCTGATAGCAGACAAAAGATTAAGTCTGGTTCTTCTTTAGGTAAAGAAAAAGATAGCAATAGTGCTAATGATTTCTCAGCTTTCAGAACAGTTTTAAACAGTTAAACAATTAAACCAAAAATAAATAAACAATGCAAATAAGTAATTTACAAATAAGCCAAAGTAACTGGCACGCAGGATTGACTGAAGCTAGTCACTTGCGCACTTTCTTCTTGACAGAACCAGAAATGGCATCTCAAGTTGTTACTAGAATTTATAACATGAACAATGGTTATAAAAATGCTCTATCATATCTAACAGGTGGTGTTGGTAAAGCTAAAGAAATGAATGATATTATATATCGTTGGGCAGTTATGGGTGATAGCCGCAAAGCTATTGCTATTACACGCGCAATCTTTAATGGTTCTTCTGGAACTCCTGGTATTGCTAACACAACTTTCCAAATTGGAGTAGGTGAGCGTTGGTTTGCTGAAGGTGATATTATTGTCCCAGATGATTCTCGTTATTCTTTCCGTGTTATGAAAGAAGTAGAATATGATGGTGTGGATTATATCCTTACTTGTCAAATGGTTACTAACAACCAAACAGATTTTATTCCACCATCTTTGTTAGCAATTGGTAAAGAATTATCTAAAGATTTCAACTCTGTTGAAAATGATCATTCTAGAACTTCTGGTAACACTCATTATGCAACTCCAATCTTATTAGAGAACTATATGTCTACATTGCGTAAGTCATACTCTATTACAGGTGCGGTTCATGATAAAGTTTTGAACGTCAAATTGATGTCTCCAGACGGTACTGAAATGGCAACTACTTGGGTTAAGTATGCAGAATGGGAATTCTGGTGTGGTTGGATGGATGAAGTTGAATTGATGCTAATGTTTGGTAAATCAAATGTTAAAGCTGGTGGTATTACAGATATGAAGGGTGCTTCTGGCAATCCTATCTTTCTTGGTGCTGGATTAGAAGCTCAAATTGCTCCATCTAATAAGCGTTACTATACTACTTTGACAGAACAAACTATCCGTAACTTTATGGATGATTTGTCTTACAATGGTACAGAAGATGGCGAAAGAACTTATGTAGCTCTTTGTGGACGTCAGTTCATGAATTTATTTGATCAGGCAATGAAAAACTCTGCTTCTAAATTTACTTTAGTTGACAGTAAGTTTATCACAGGTTCTGGACAAAATCTTGGATTAGGTGGTCAGTTTATGGAATACACAGGTTTGAATGGAGATAAGATTCAGTTAAAAGAATACTTACCATACAACTCTACAGTACGTAACCGTTTGTTACATCCTCAAACTGGTAAGCCAGCTGAGTCTTACAAAGCAACATTCTTAAACTTTAAGTCTTATTCTAAAGGTGAACCAAATATCCAAAAGGTTTATACTAAAGGTCGTGAGACAGTAAGTACTTATGTTGAAGGTATGTACGGTCCAATGGGTCCTAAAAAGAATGGTAGCTCTGCAACTGCAGTTGATGGATATGAATTCCACATCATGACAGAACAAGGTATCATGTTGAAAGATCCAACAGATGCAGCACAATTTATCTTAGATGTAGATTCTATATCTTAATAAGAAAGGCTTTTAAAGGGTTGTGCCTAACAACCCTTTATTTAAAATATTAAAAAATAAAGGAAATTAAAAAGGAAAAAACAAATGGATACAAAAGTAGAATATAAAGAAATAACAATTAAACCAATCACTCGTGCTAAGTTCTCAGGAATTTCTGGACATAGTAATACTGTTACTGTTAAAGAAGGAGCACAATTGGGGAAATCAGGTTATAAGACAGGTTTGAGTAGAGAAGAAGAATTAGCATTTGAAGATGCTCTTAATCTTCCTAAAGGAACATTGAATTGTAAAAATGAAAGCTTCTGGGGTAACATCTTAAATTTAAGATTACCTAATGATAAATCATTTCACTTTAGTGTTTCAACATTAATGGATGAGTTAAAATACAGAGTATTGCTACAGCGTTCAGATATTGCTAATAATGAATTAGAAATTTTAAAGAATCCTAGAGCTGAATTCTACATTGTAGATGAAGAATCTAGAGCAAAAGTAGAAGAAGTTGAAATTGATTATTTAATGTCAGCACATGAAGACTTTGCTAATCTAACAACAGATGAGAAGAAAGGGTACCTTAAACTTTATGGTAAAAAAGGAGTTGATCAATTGTCTGATAGAATTATAAAAACAGAATTATTTAAAGAACTTAATAAAGAGCCTAAGAAATTTGTAGAATTCATTAAGAATCCTGACATCAAACTTAGAATTGATATTGAAGATATGTTAGAATCAGGAACACTTTTAAAGGAAGGTTCTTACTATAACTTTGAAAATGAAGTAATTGGTAACTCAATTGATTCAGTAATATCTTTCTTTAAAGATTTAAAGAACCAATCTTTAAAGATTGCAGCAGTAAACGCTAGTAAACAAAAACTGAAAGGTAAATAATGACAGCAGCAGAAATGGTAATCTCTTTTAAACAGGGGTTAGACAAATTCGATAGCTTAAATTATCCTGACTTTCAAGCAGATCAAATAGATCTAATTTTAAATCAGGCACAAGATACTTTTGTCAAACAAAGATATGGTTCAACTAATGATAAGAAAACATCATTTGAAGAAACACAAAAAAGGACAGAAGATATTAAGAATGTTGTAGTAAATGCTATATTAATTCCTGCCGCTAATGCTGCTGATAATATAAATGCTTATTCAAGATTTGTAACATTACCATCAGATCATTGGATTATAGTTCAAGAATTAACAGGAGTAAGCTATTTAGATTGTAAAGATGTTGTAGTAACTGACAGAGTATTTACAGTAGCTTTACAACATAATGATTACAGTAAAGTAATAAACAATCCATTTAGAAAACCTAAAGAAGATAAAGTTCTAAGGTTAATGGAAAATAAAAGAGTAGAGTTAATACCTGCTTCTAATGTTACAATAACTGATTATCATTTAAGATACATTAAAGAACCAATTAGAATTAATTCAATTAGTATAGTAAATGTTGATTGTGAGCTATCATCAATGGTTCATCAAGAAATAGTTAACATAGCAGTAGTAATAGCATTAGAAGGTATAGAAGCACGTAGAAATCAAACTTTTACACCAATAATAGAAAATAAACAAGAATAAATAATAACTAAATTAAAACAAAATGTCTATAAAAAGAATTAAACCCGCATATTTTTTAGGTGCATCAAATATTACAGATCCTAAAGTCTTGGGTTCAAAGGTTGACGAAATGATTGTTCAGCAAAATTTGATTTCAAACGGAGCTGTAATTACAGGTACTACTATAACAGCAAGTACATTACTTAACACAAATTCTATATCAGAAACAACAGCATTAGCTAACATAACTGTTAACAGTGCTTTAATTGAAAAGCATGCTACAGCAGCTATAAACGCTACTGCAACAGCAACTGCTGCTCAAGTTAAAACTGGTTATATTACATCAACATCTGCCGCAGCTACTACTATTACTCTTCCTACAGGAACATTATTAGGAACAGCTTTAGGAGCAGTAAAAGGTACTATATTTCATTTGTATGTAGATAACACAGCTGGTGCAAATACTGTAACCATTGCAGTAGCAGTAAATGGTATTTTATCTGCAGGAGCAGTAGCCGTAGCTGGAACATTTGGATTACTTACAGTAGCTTCGGGTATAACTGGACAAGCTAGATTTACACTAATGTTTAGCTCAGCAACAGCATATACTTTTACAAGAACAGCTTAATAATAATAAATAATAAACAATAATAAATAAACTTTAAAATTAAAAAATAATGAATACTGAAAAATTATCAGAAATATTTATTGGAGCAGGTGCAGCATTTGATGCAAACAATACAGCAATGGCTTCTGTAGCAGCTCAAACAGCAATTATAGGGTCTGACATGACAGCTCTTAACCCAGCAGGTGGAGATACTATTAGTACTCAACCTTACATTTATATAGTTAACAAACTAGCAAATGGTGATCTTAAACGTAGTTTTCCTGTAAATGGTACTTCTGTTACTTCTTGGAAAGGTCAACACTACAAACCATCTAGACGTCAAGTTTGGGGAATTGGTTATCAACGTGGATCAGTTGTAGACGGTGTTACTGTTGCAGCTAGTGGATCTATTACTGTAAGTAATTCAACAGATTACTCATTCTCTATCAGATTTAAAAATGATAAGACAATGTTTTCTGTTCGTCCAGAAACATTAGAAGTAAGTTTTACATCTTCTGCTACTGCGACTCAACTTTCAATTGCTGCTCAAATAGCTAACGCAATTAATAACTCAGGATTTGGATCTTCTGTATCTGGTGTTAAAGTTGTTAAAGCTATTATTGTAGCTGATGGTACAGGTGTTGTTGCTGCTTCAGGAACTACTCCAGCTATCCAAGGTGGAACAGGTGCAACTAACTACGGTGTTGAAATCGTTGGTTTGGATGTTAATCAATTTCAAAACACATCATATACTGAAAATCAAGTTTATTTTTCAGTACATGTATTAGATGCTTCTGGATTTGAGTCAACTCCTTCTTTGCAAATTCAATCAGCTTGGAAAGGTGTTGGTACTTATAACCAAGTTTATAACATGGAAAATAAATTCTTCGGTAACGAAGGAGTATTAAACAGAACAAAATGGCCTATCCCAACTTTAATATACTTGTCTAGTTCTACATATGCTGCTTCAGGAAACGTAGCTGCCGCTGCAACTTTAGCTACAGGTAATATTTCAGCAGGTCTTATTAATACTGATTGGTTTGTTGTAACTGCAACTACTGGATTACGTCCAGGAGATTTGATTACAATCAACGCTGTAGCTTACGAGATAAAATATATTGCTTCTGCAACTGTTGTAGTATTAACAGCTGTTCAAGCTGCTACTTATACAGGAGCTGCTTTAAAAGTAAAATATGGTTATAATGTATTTACAATTGAAACAACTGATGTTACTACATTAAGTGGTGCTGGTGTAGGTCAATTTGCTAAACGTGCAATTTATATTGCATCACCTGCAATTGATGCTGCTGCTGCAGATCCTTTTGATAGAACATTAGATGCTGCTGATACTTCTGCTGAAGTTCTAGATATTCTAGATGTATTGAATGCTTGGATGACAAGTACTCCTTTAGCTCCAGCAGCTATTACTGGAACTACATTAGCATAATTATTTAATACCAGTCAGTTCGGAAGGTTGACTGTTCATATTGGTACCTCCTCTCAAGGTTTTATTTTCCTTCCTTTTAATTTCCTTGAGAGGTTTTGGTACCTATTTTATATCTAATAATTAACAATAATGGCAGTAGTATTATCATTTGAAATATGTCAATCTAACGATTGTAAAACATTAACTTTTGTTGAAACAACTGGTGCTTATGCATTAAGCAATATCACAGGTTGGGGAACTCCTAATGAAGCTACAACAGCTGCAACAAGTGCTACATTAGTAATAACACCTCCAAGTGGGGTAGTCTACTCAATAGACTTATTTGCACTAAGTGATTTTCCTAAAAGTGATACTACATTTGAATATCAATTAGATGAAACATCTTTAGGTTTAACAGCTAGTTCTAAATATCCTGATGGTATATATCATTTTACATATACTGTAGTTACAGACTCAACAACTTACACTCAACAAATTACACAAGCATTTTACTGTCAAGTTCAATGTTGTGTCTATTCTATGTTTAAAGATTTAGATGTAACATGTGATTGTTCTCTAGAACTAAAAACAAAGGCTATTGATGCCTACCTACTATTAAAAGGATTAATGTACTCAGCAAATTGTGGGAATACTACAAATTTTAATGCTGAATTAGCTACATTACAAAAAATATGTTTAAATAACGAATGTCAAAACTGTAAATAAATATGTGTGGATGCATTGGAGGTTGTAGCTGCTCCTCAAACAGCTCAGTATTACCAATAGGACCATCTGGTACTTCAGGAGCTGCAGGAGCAACTGGAGCACAAGGAAATTATGGTGGATTTTTTGGAGA